AGAGTCTATACGTAGAGTTCAAAGAGTTTGCTTATAGTGTAGTAGAGTAGAACCTATAGTATAGTATAGTAGAGGCCGAAAAAACTGTTTAAGATCATAGTGTTATAGTGTATAGTTGATGTAGTATAGTAGAGGTAATAGTAGAGGCCGGAGGCCTCTGTTATGTTATAACATTACATGCCAAAACCACCAATCTAGAGTGGTTTTATGGTAGCGGAATCATGGATAAACAGTGGTCTACCGTGAACAATAGAGTAATAAGATTACAATTTCACCGTAGAATATATACTAAAAATTTTTTCTTGACCGTGGTGCCGAGAGGTATAGTTCAAATACTTTTACCAATTCTCGTGACTGCTCTATAACCTTCTCTATACCGTAGTCTTAACCTTAGTTCGAACTCTCTACTATACTATACGAGAGCATCTACTCACAAGATAGCTCTACCTCTACTATACTATAAGAGTGGTTCTATTCTTTGTCTTCGTCTGTTGTGGGTTTGGGTTGTGGTGTTATCCACTTGCCGAGATCTATCACTTCGATGCTGTCGTGACTGTCGTCTACCTCGTGCTCAGGTAATTTATCTGTTTCGTTATTCATAGTAGAATTATTTATACACTAACAGCGGGGCCACACACATCACAACAGCGGGGCCTTACGGTCTATAAGATCTAAAACTATGTAGAGTTCATCTATGGTCTTGTCCAGTATACGATGAGTGTCTGCACAATCGTTCTTTGATCGTTCCTCTACTAGCCATTCAATGCGAGTTGCTACATATTTTCTCACAGGGTTATGTGTCGTCCGGCGCATCAGGCTTTGATCCGTCTATGATACGAAACTGTGGAGGGGTTCGCTTTTCTCTTATCACTTGCACTGGATCACCGTTTTCATCTGTGCCATCCACGACTTCTGTGTTGATCTTTTCAATGCCAAATTCTTCTGCTATGGCATCTGCGATGCTCACAAGAGCTTCGGCTGACTCATCGCTTATCTGAGCATCAGCCACTACCATCATACAATTGAGAGCGGCCTCAATCATTTCTTTTACGTCATCATCTACGGGTGTCATTAACAGGCTCCGGTCGTAGAACTTCTAGTTCACTGTCTTCTACATGGTGCCAACGGTGACTGCCATCTGGGTTTCTAGTGATAAGAGTTTTGCCTTTGGGATCTGTAACTCTAACTATCGAAGGGTCTGCGGTAAGAGCCTCTTCTGCGGCTTCACGACTGCTCACAATGCTCTGTGGTGCGCCTTCTCTTACCAGTATCCAACGAGTTCGACTGCCTGGTGTTGAGAAGTCTCTGCTTAAACGAATGGTCATTTGTTTTCCTTTGCTCGTGTAATTATCTCTAGAGCCGCAGGGTATTCTGTCATCTCGACTAGTTCTTGTTCGAGGAAATCCTGTCGAGCAATTTCGTTTAGAACTTCAGTTCTAGCTGAGATGCTCTGCCTCGTAACGCCATCGCTCTGTTCATTGGAGAACTGTTCAAAGTTTTCAATCTCTGGATTGATATAAACTGTCATAGAAATGTTATAGGGTTGTTGGTTGAGGAAACCGTTGATTTGCTGCCAGCTCACACCATTGCTCCTTCTACTTGGGCTACCACTGCCTTGCTATGCTTACAACGACCGTGATAAGCGAAGCCTGTACATTCACATTCAAAACCCCTGTCGTGTAAGGTAACAAGGTATTCGTTGCCTTTACTGCCTGCCACAGGCCATTCGATGCCTACCATCCAATGATCCTTGGGATCGAACAGTGTAGGCATCAAATATTTTTTTGCAAAACGCTTAGGCACCGTCGTCCATCTCCAGTTCGTAGTGATCAGGGACATCTTCATCCATCTGTCGTTGGACTTCGTCCCATACATCTGCTTGAGCCACGCCATGTTTGCGAATGAATACCTCTCGGCTGCACCACACGGCGTCTTCTTGCATTTCTAAAACCCAGTTGCCAATCTTGCTCATCTTATACTCCAATCGCCAAAGGGGTTACCATTGACGCTGTGACTTTCCAGCGTGTTCTAGATTGACTGTCTTCGACTACCAATGTCTTGGTGTTGACTTTGATCACTTTGCCTGTGACAGTTTGACCTCCACGGCCGTTAAATGAAACAACATCACCTACTCGTACCTTACGAGTGACCGAACGTGCAAGAGCTGTTCGTTTGAGTTTGATCGCTTCGATTGCTTCGTTCAGCTCATCGTTTGACTGTAGGTTGTAAATTGCTTCAACGGCTTTTGTTACGGTGTTTGACATTTTAATGCTCCTCTAATGTCTATCTACTCTACTATAATAACATCTATTCCTAGAGTGTCAACTGAAATGGTTAGACCGCTTCCTCTTCTTCTTCCTCTTCATACCCTTCCAGCTGTTCGTCTAGTGCGAACTCATCTACAAGGTATTCGGGGATATTGTCTCGGATGTTCTTGCTGGTGAACTCATCATACTCATAGTGATCATCAGCGCCTTCGGAGTCCCAACAGCCTACGAAGCACATGCCTGACTCTTCATACATCAATTGAATATAGCATGAGTCCCAGTCATCTGCAAGAGCTTGGAAAGCGTCAATAGGTGGCGACCAAGCTGATTGGAACCATCCTTCAATGGTCGAAGTGCCATCGCCGTTGTCTGTATATTCAAGACCCTCTGTGCTTACATCCCATTTGGTTCCCCATGCTTCAACAGCCGTGCCAAAGTCCCATTCACCTATGGGCTTGATTGCTTCCAGCAAGCCTTCACCATCTGATTCAATGACCTCTTTGAGTTCTACCAATGTATCAGTTGAACCAGTGATGATTAAATTGTTTGAGCACCAATTAGGCATTATACATTCTCCTCAGTTGAAAAATCGAAACGATCAGGATATTCATTTGCACGAAGCATATCTTTGACATCGTCCATGTTCATATACTTGAGCGCCGCGACCAACATCTGCTGGGCGTCAAAGCCGTTGTCTTCTACCAATTCTATTGCGTAATCTCTGTAGTCAATCATGTCATTGCCCTCTGTTTGCTTAACTTACTCTACTATAATAACACCTTTGCCTTAGATGTCAACCTCTTTTGGTTAAGACGCTGTGTCTTTCTCTAGAACAGTTTCAACAAAATCAAAGATAGGATAACCTGCTTGGTCGTTGTTGCCTACACGATTGACCAACCACTGCTCGCCGTTCCAGACATAGGCATATTCTTCGCCACAAGTCTCGACCATGTCTTGCAAGTCATCAAATGTCATAGGAGCAACCCGAGCCCAATCCTCACCACGGTCTCGATTATAGGCAAGAGTCCAATTTGGTGTTAGTGCAAGTTCTGGCTCGTCGTAGTTGCGATCGAAAGGATGTTTTTGTCCAATTTCTTCGCGGAGCGATGAAATCGATCCTAAGTCGATCAACGATTGGATCTTTGCTTGATCTGTATAATTTTCGTTGAGCATTGCACCATTATAGGAAGGGTAACCATCCCAGTGACAATAGATTGTCCGGAATTTACCTTCTTCTGTTTTCATTGCGATTGTTGAACGAGTTGCCATTTGCATATTCCCTCTGCAAGTTTCTATCTACTCATACATAATAACACCTTTGCCTTAGATGTCAACCTCTTTTGAGAAGGTTTCTAGGAATTTTAATTTGGCCATAATCCCTGACACATCTTCGGGCAAAAGACCAGGAATGACGTCATCTGTAGTGTCGTCCTCATCCTCTGGTATCCCGTGGATGCCTGGAAGTTGGACAAAATCGTCACCTTCGAAGATCGCGACTTCATAGAGTGTCTTCCGTTCTTCTAGTATCACGCTGAGTTCATACCGTCCGAACTGTTGGACTGCCTGGAAGTGGTTCGGCCTTACTTCTCTAAATACAAGATCCTTAAATGACATTAGAATACTCATTATGTTTTTTGGTGTACCATTTCTCTTTTACAGGCAAACCAAACTCGTCTTCGTCTACGCAGACAACCACACGAGTCTTCATCACCTGAGCATAACGATAGCCTCGATCGCCACATATGCCTTCGCCACCAACCCATACCTTGTGTGGGAAGTCTTCATTCAATCCATTAAGTGGATCGTCATTCAAAGAATATTCAAACCAATTGCCTGTGTCTTTCTCTTGGAAAGCACCAATTGGATCTTTGGTGTAGGTGTAGTATGCCATCTAGCCTCTCCCTTTGAGCAGAGCGTGGATCAATTTTGCTTCTTTGCCTTTGATGCGAGGATCTTTCTTAATCTCTTGCTCAACGGCTTTCTCATTGTATTTAGGATCCTGTGACAAGGTCAAAAACTCCTTCACCTATCGCTTCTAAGTCTTCGATGAAAATATGGTGATCTGGATCACCGTCGCTGTTCTTAGCATTGCGAATGGCAGCATCACATGCCTGCCAAATGTCTGCCCAGCGTTTACCAATAACTTGGACTTCTGTATTATAGCCCCAAGCCTCGCAACGATTGCGAATTGTCATTGGTAATTTGAATGGATGCTCGTTCTCCATTCGAATGCCGTCTTCTAGCATTGACCAAACAGTTCTAAAACCACAGGAATCGCCATAGGCACTGAAGTAATCCATTTCGTCAATGAGAGCCTCATGAGCCAATGTTTCAGCGTCTACGTCTTCAAACCAAATATTTTGCATGGAGCCCTCCAATTGCGTTTCTATTACTTATATATAATAACACCTTTGCCGTAGATGTCAACCACTTTTGGTAACTTAATTCAACATCCTCATACAGGTCAAGATAGAATTTTCTCCTAGGCAGTCGTTCCATTGATGAACGATAAGAGCAATCGCAAAACCGATAAGGACAATGCCTAGGCCGAGCTGAACAACGAGTTTTGTCATATTAAGAAGTCTTCCTTCAATCGATCTAACATTCGAAGAGCTTCTGTACGAGCTTGATCAATAGCTTCGTCAACCATGTCGTCTATATGACCCTCGCCATCGTTCTTTAGCCACGTCTCGGGTGACTCGCTTACAATAGATCCTAGATATGTTTCACCCATTACCTTGTCGTCATATTTGACTTGGACTCTGCAGATCATGTGCTGCCAAACGCCTGACTCTAGATTCTCAATCAATTCAGGGTAGTAATCTGCGTCTGTATCAAACAACAGATCCAATTGGGTGTCATCAGGTGCGAACCCAATCTCTACAATGAACTGATCCTTGTCGAACTGTTCTTCGACAATAAAATTATTATTCTTTTCAAAAAAGGTATGTGTCATTATACTAGTTCCTCTTCGGTAAAGTTCGCATCATCATCGCTGAAGTCTTCTACAAACTCTTCTACTTCACGGCCTTCTGCGAACAGCATCAACTCTGTTGCCAACATTCGTGCTTGATGCCGTGTCAATTGCAATGAGTTGAAGAACTGGTCGCTTACATCTTTTGACTGACCTTTGGGTTTACGCTGAGTGACCTGTATGCAAGTCATTCTGTTCTCACCACCCCAGAAGCGAGTCTGAGTCAATTCGTTTTGGAATGTGCAGTCTGGTACGTTTCTAAGTTCTGTGGACATTGTCTAACCCCTCTAGTGTCTGCCTACTCATACATAATAACATCTCTCAAGTAGATGTCAACCTCTTTTGGTGTTATTGCGTTTCTAAAAGACCGTATCCGAGCTTGGTCATCAACGTGTCTGCTAGGTTAGGATAACGAGTGACAATGTCCTCGACGAACTTATCTTGTTCTTTTGCGTTCATACGAGCCACGCTCTCTGCGGCGTCACTGATCGTTGCCTGCTTAGGTAGTTTAACTGCCTTAGGCTTACGAGCGACCTTCTTAGGCTTAGGCTTAGAGCAAGTATAAGAGTCGCTCCAGCTACCTACTGAAATACTATAGTAGAAGGCAGTGTGGAAATAATCTGTCATTGAATCTGAATCATCAAACCACGCACGACCCCCTGGAACTGAAGCTGGCGCAGTGTGGATGATCTCTAGCATTTTTTCGAACATCTTTTGATGACGTCCTGTGCGATTCAAATGGTATTGATTGATTTGAGCGTGTCCTCGCTCATCTGTAATGTCACTGAAGTCTACAGTGCCTGCCTTAATAATAATGTCTACGGATGAATGATGTTGCTTGCGAACGCCGAACTTTAACTGTGGAAAAGCCTCTTTTAATTGCTGACGAATTGCACGAACCTCTGGAGTGGAAATATAAGCCATTTTGTAACCCTCTGTCTTTGTTTCTACTTACTCATACATAATAACATCTATCGCTAGGATGTCAACCTTTTTTGGCAGGTTTCTTTGGTGGAGTTGCCTTTTTCTTCCTGCCCCTGCCCCACATGGTCATTGTCGCCATTAGTTCAGGATCTGTTTCTGTCATTGGTGGACAGACAGTAATTTCATTTCCTTTAGCAAGCCATTCGTCAATAAGGCTCTGTTCAGATGATGTCGTTGGTTCTTTAGGCATTAATCAATTTCCTCAATGGTTATCATATAATTTTTTCCGTTGATGTCAGTCACGCCCATTGTCTTTTTTGTAGACATAAAATAACCTTTGGTTGGGTGCAGGTCCATGTTGACTGGACCTGTCGCTTTCATCATTGTATCGTTGTCGCTAATCTCGCGATCTAAGAGTGTTTTCACACGACTTGCAATGTAATCACAATATACCAACATCACATGCTCCAGTAGGCTTCTGACCTAGGTGACATGTAATTCGGAACGTTCACACCTTCAACAAGTGGCGAGTCCTTATCCTCATCAAAGATGCTATATGTAGTCCGCTTCTTTTCAATTGTTTTGTGGAAGTATCCTGCTTCTGCTATAGCATAACGGAACTGAGGATTGTTATCCTGACACTCAGCTGAACCTGGATAGTTCAAATCCTCCTGCCACCATTTGGTCCAGCGTGTGAGTGCTGCCTTGGCAGCTGCCATAGTCTTATAGCTCTTTCTATGATCTGGACGAACTTCACGTCGTACAGTGTAAGGACCCATTATTAAAGTAGATGATTTTTCGTAGATGTAAAACATTATATCGCCTCCGGATAGTATTCGCCTAAGTAATTTTCTACGCTAGGATCTAGCTTCAACAGCTCTGCTGCCACTTTATTTAGATTCCGCAATTTCTTCATTGCCTGCGCCTGTGATATTTCGCCATCGCAATGTAAATTCTCTGGAGACAAGTCACTGTCAATCCGTTGTGCGATTTGGATACGGTCCATATCGTTTGATAAGTCTAAAGCACGGCTGCCGAATATTGCACTCCAGCCGTTGATTTGTTCTACATATGTTTTTAGATTTTTCATGTTGCCCTCTGTTTTATTTAATCTACTTATATAGTATAGTCTCACTCGTCACATAAGTCAACCTTTTTTGGATGCTTAATTCGATGATTCTTAATTTTATTTTTGATTGACTTTGGTCTAAATGCCCCGTTGGGATCTCGAACCTGTTCTGCAAGCCAGTTTCTAGGTTTAGGTGCTTGGGGACGTCTTACGTTCTTTGCCATGTCGATTCTCCGTTGCCTATGCTTTATTATAACATCGTCTTTTCTAGTGTCAACCTTTTTTGGTAAAATAAATAGTATGATGACTTCGGTCACTCACCTAAAGGAGAATTCCAATGACATTGAGAAATATCAGCCTAAACCTAGAATTAGGCCAAACTATTCTGGTGGGCCAAAAGAATGAGCCAGCCACTATCACAAAGATAGAATTTCATGAGAAAACAGGAGAAGTGAATATAAACACGACCAAAGGCCCTCGTAAGGCCTTGACTTTTAGACTGAGTGAAGGCAATACTGCCTTAGAAAACCCTGCAGACAAGTATAGGTGATAAATACAATATGAAGGTAGACGATATATTATTAACAGAATCAGATGTAGAGGAATGGCAAGCGTCAAAAGAACTCTGCCGTAGTTCTAAACCAAATTCAGCTTTAGGTGCATCAGCTTTGGCTTCTTGCAAAAGTCAAGGCATGAGAACACGTTCTGGAAAGAAATCACACAAGGTTGGCAAAAAGAGAATTACGGTAGGTGGTAAAAAAATCAAGGGTAAAGCCCATGGCGGACCACTACCAGCCTATGACTAATACACTAGGTCGCAAAGGCCAAATTCTTGTCGCTCATCCAAATCTAAGAGATAGAATGTTCACAAGGTCAGTGGTACTTATCGTTGAGGATAGCGAATCAGGTACCATTGGCTTAGTGGTAAACAAACCTTCAGACTTCTCGGTTAATAAGTTCTTTGCACTAAAAGGCCATGAGACTAATTACAGTCCTAAGGATATGGTACGGTGTGCAGGCCCAGTAAACCCACAAGCTATTACGATGATACATGATGATGACTGGTATAGCTCGAATACCTATGTGCTACAGCGGGGCCTAGCAGTCAGTAGTGATGAGTTCATGCTCGAAAAAATGATGACAGGAAACGAGCCAAGATATTGGCGGATGTACACTGGCATGGCTGGATGGGCTCCAGGTCAATTGGATGCAGAAATAAATGGTACATTTCCTTATCAAAGTTACAATGGATGGTTGACATATCCAGGTGACCGTGCTACAATATTTAGATACGATGAGGAGCAACAATGGGAAAAAGCATTAGAACAATGCACGATGCAAGCAATAGACAGCTGGTTCTAAAAACCATGCAAATGGAATTAAAGAAGATGAAGGAACATTCAAAGGAATGGCATAGACTTACTATGCAGATAAATGAAATGGTAGCTGAAAACTACCTAAGGTATATTACCAAATAACTCGGAGAGAAAAATGATTAATAGGTTTATCACAATTTTGCTCTTAGTGATAGGCCTAACAGCGGGGCCTGCACTACTAGCACAAGAGCAACAACCACCACAGCAAAAAGGCAAGCAATTTTTCACAGTACAATCCTGTGACGATCCTTTTACAATGACTGACCTTATTATTAACAAATATGGTGAACAACCTTTGTTTAGAGGACAGGGTTTACAGTTTCATCGTAATGGCCAGGCGTTTGCAAGTGACATGATGTATTTCGTTAACCAAGACTCAGGTACATGGAGTTTGATTTCATTGTATCCAGATGGAACAGCTTGTATGGTAGCAAACGGAAGAAACTTTGCACCATATAGCGGACCTACCATACCAACTAAGAAGGATGGAACATGAAGTGGTTTATTATAGTTTTGTTCTATACTATACACGGTGACATTTATGTTTTTACCGATCCTACATTTGATACAAGAGAAGAATGTATAGCAGCAGTGAAAGATCCACAAAATGTTCCTGCTTATAGTCAAAAACTTGTGTTAGAATATGGTAGACTTTTACCAATTCAGGCTATAAACTGTGTAGATGAAACAGTCGTTAACAAATTGATGAGTCAAGGGAGCGCATAATGTGGGCATTGGTTTTTATATACTTCTATGATGCAACTCCTTACATCGAACCTGTTACAGTACATAAAAGCATGGTAGAATGTTTCTATGCACGTGAAGCACTTAGTGATGAAGTAGGCAAAGGCGGCGGCTATTTCAAAGCAGGACAGCAAGCACTTTGCATTAATCTTAGCGAAGACACTAGTACATAAATATTTCTATACACGAGGAACACAACGTGAGTCAAGTATTATTACTCAACGCAGACGCACAGCCAGTATCATATCTACCATTATCCGCTATACAGTGGAAAGAAGCCATTACATATCTTTGGCTCGACAAAGTTACAGTATTAGAATGGTACGATGATTGGGTTGTGAGTAGCACAAGTTGGGAAACTAGAGTGCCTGCGGTTATGATGCTAAAAAATATGCAGCGGCGACGGCAACGGCCTAGATTCTCTAAAGTAAACCTATACATCCGCGACTTATACACATGCCAATACTGTAACACTCCCTACACAAAAAACAATCTAACACTTGATCACGTAACTCCTATATCCAAAGGCGGAAAAACTTCTTGGACAAACATTGTTGCAGCTTGTCAATCATGCAACACCATTAAAGGTAACAAAACGCATATGAAACCTAAGAAAGTCCCATATGCGCCTGATTACTACGAGCTTGTCAATAAGAGAAAACAACTAGATTTTAATATTGCCCATCCTAGCTGGACAGGCTATATCTAACAGCGGGGCCTTACTTAAACCAGCCTACCTTTTCTCCAGCATCTAATCTACGTGTATGCTCTTCAACTGTTCCTGGATACCTCCACGCCCATATTGCAACTAATGCCATAAAGCCTCCGCTCCATATTGCAGCATTGATATTATAGGTTGTGAACCATAGGAATGCAAGTGAAGAACTCATTACAATCACCATTGCATATTTGCCTTTTGTTGGAAATACTCTCTTTTGTGTCCAGTTTGTAAGGAACGGGCCAAAGTATTTGTGATTGTATATCCAGTCGTGCATCTTTTTACTACTTTTTGCAAAACAATAAGCAGCAAACACTAAGAATATACTGAACGGTATTCCCGGAACAATTACACCAACATATGCCATACCGAGACTCATAAAGCCTAAGCAGAGCCATATATACTTTTTAATTTTATTCATAAATTACCTTTCGTAGTGCATCAACTAGCTGATGCATCATCGCATCTGTATGTAAAGGAGTAGGCGCAATGCGTAAACGTTCTTCTCCAACTGCAACCGTCGGATAGTTGATCGGTTGAATGTATATACCAAACTCATTTAATAATGTGTCGCTCATAGTTTTGCATCGTTTGGCATCACGAACCATTACAGGCACGATGTGAGTGCAAGCAACATCAAGAACTTCTATGTCCACCTCGGATAACATTGCTTTTAGTTTATCTGCACGTTCTTGATGTTGCACTCTAAGGTCGTTATGATCCTTAAGATATTTAATAGAAGCAAGAGCACCTGCACAAAGTACAGGGCTCATGCTTGTAGTAAAGATGAATCCACTCGCAACAGATCTGATTGCATCAACTACGATGCTATCTGCGGAAATGTATCCTCCTTGTACTCCATAGGCCTTACCTAAGGTGCCGTTTACTATATCGACTCTATCTTGAATACCTAGCTTTTCAAGGTAGCCTGCTCCATGGTTCCCATACAATCCTACCGCATGGACTTCATCGATATAGGTCATTGCGCCGTAGGCGTCTGCTAAATCACAGATCGAAGTTACCAGAGACACATCGCCATCCATGCTATACACGGACTCAAAGACTATGCAAGGCGTAAGTCCTTTGGCGGAGACTTGACTCAGTTTCTCCTCTAGATCGCTCATGTCATTGTGCTGCCATATGATCTTGTCAGCACCACTGTGTCGGATACCCTGTATTAGGCTTGCATGATTATTTGAATCACTCAAAAACACAATGTTGGGAATGATTTTGCTTAGAGCTACTAGTGACCATTCATTGGCAACATAAGCTGAAGTAAAAAGGAGAGCAGCTCCTTTGCTATGCAGTCGGGCCAGCTCACTCTCTAATGCTACATGATAGTGACTTGTGCCGCCAATGTTTCTTGTTCCGCCTGAACCACTTCCTGTTTGATCCAGTGCAGTATGCATCGCATCTATCACTACCTTATGCTGACCCATACCTAGATAGTCGTTACTACACCAGTTCACAATATTCTTTATATTGTAAGGACCGTACCAGATAGCTTCAGGAAAATCTCCACGCTCTCTTACTATATCATTAAACACTCTGTACTTGCCAGATTGTTTTAATTCGTCTATTGTGTTTTCAAATGGTGTTAGATCTATCATTATATACCGTTTTAATCAGTAAAATATTTATCAAAAGCTAGGTTAAGTATTCAGTTATTGGTTCTATACGCATTTTATTAAGTGTTCATATGGATTTAAATACTGAGCTATCTTTATGATAGTTAAAAGAAGGGAGGAATATCATGGATATTCTAAACAAAGTAAAAGCGTGGGCAGGCGCACTAGCAGAAGTTGGTGTTAGTCTGGCAGCTTTAGTGATCATTATGGAAGTTCTAGGGTTAGGCAATATGCCGTTTATGCCTGAAGGACTATCAGTAGTTGAAAACGTATCAGCAATGATTGCGAGCTTAGGTTCGCAGGGCGTTATGGGCTTGATCGCAGTATGGGTACTATGGGCCATTTGGAACCGTAAGTAAGCATATGGGGGAAGAAGTCTGATCAACTTCTTCCTTTATCTACAACGATAAATATACTGTAGGAGAAAATAATGAGAGCGCAAGATATTATAAGAGCTGTACTTGAACTTATAGATCAAGATGAACAAAAAGATACTGAACTTGAAGTTCAGTATCAAGATGATGAACCAACAAGTAGATTTAAACAAATTGTGGCTATGCTAAGTAATCCTACCAGTCCAGAAGCAATGGAGCCTAACGGAAGTCTAAACGGTCCAAAGCATCCTGCAGATATTAGAGTAAAAGACCCAGGAGTATAAAATGGCAGCTAACGGAATATCAACACTAGCAAACAAAAAACTTAGACAAGAAGCAAAACTTGCACAAGCTAACGCAGATAGAGCAGCTCGCAATGTAGTTGAGCCAGGACGTTATGCAGATGTCACAGCAGACATTAATCAACTACCTACCAAGTATGACACAGACAACAGTCTAATAGACAATGCTAACACAGGCGGCCTCAAACAAGGCAGACCTTGGGCAACATAATATGCCTAATCTAAATCCAAACTCAACCAACTACGTACACACTTCACAGCCAAACACCAACAGTTTGGAAATGGCAATGGACTACAACAGTGTAGGGCAACCTGTTATTAGAACTGTAGGTGGAGACATCTACAACAGTATCAATCTACCAGCAGGCTTTGGACAGATACACAAGTTTGGTGCTGTTCCTGCTATGAGTCAAAACACCAACGGAACTATATGGGACGAAGACGATACCATTTACCCATGGGCAATTATTGACTCAAACGGTGTGCTGACTGTGAGTGTGGTAGCACCCAACAACGAAGCCACAGCACGAACAACACACGATGGCGACACAGTAGAAATACAAGGGCTGGACAGCAACTACGATCTACAAACAGAAACAGTTACTATATCAGGATCAAGTGCTACAACTACCAACAGTTTCAAGCGAGTGTTTAGAGCACGGTATTCTTGCACTGATAACTTTGAACCAAACTCAGAGCGCATCTTAATCAAGTCAGGCACAACTATAGTAGCAAAAGTTCTAGAAGGTGTTGGCCAAACTATGATGAGCGTCTACACTATTCCAGCAGGCTTCACAGGCTACTTGATGCGTCTTGATGTTACAGCACAGGGCACCGCAACAGGCAGTTTCAAACTGTTTGCTCGTCCAGACGGTGTAGGCACGTTCCAAATAAAACACGTTGCAGAAGTAAACGGTGTGGGCGGACCATACCAATTGGAATATCCTATTCCACAATCATTTACAGAGAAGACAGACATTGATGCACGTATGCACACGTTCTCAAACAACGGACGTTATACTTGTACATTTGATATCCTATTAGTAGATAATACAGCAGGCACTCCATAAAAGATTAACCCCCACGCTATTTCTAACGCAGGGGCTGCTTGTTTATACTTTTTCTAAGGACTATGTCCCGATCTAATTATTGTTATTATTATTTACTAGGCTTGCCGTTTACGAACTCGTAAAACTTTTCAGCTGCTTCTAATACAGCATCAGCACCTGGTACTTCAGGCATTGTTACTGTAGTTACTACTTCGTCACCGTCTTTAGTAACAGTAGTCTCGAACTGCCCTAATTTTGCGTGATAGTCGTTCCAAATATTGTTTTGTGCCATCTCTAGCACTTTGGTACGAATTTCATATCCATTCTTGTTTGTATTAACTTTTGGCATTGCCTGCTTGAACATGTCTGCAATCTCTTGCGTTTGCTTCAAGATAGTTTCGCCGTATGTTGTTTCCACTTTTGACATTATATTCTCCTTGTGTGTCTGTGTGTAGTGTTACAATTGTAACATGGTATTTAGTGTTTGTCAACCGCCTGGGACAAAATCTTTTGGACGATACCACACTTTTTGATCGTGTAGCCGTCCTAGCAGTTCTTGTATCTCATGCATTTCGTCTTTCAACTTTTCAGATACATCGCCTTGAGCAATGGCCATTCCTCTACGGCCGGCCTTTGCTCTTAATGCTTGTTCGATAACCTCAATGTCTCTTACTGATAATTCAAAGTTATTATTTGGTTTATTACTCATCGGTCTTCCATTAAACAGGCAAATGTTATCATACCAGCTATCCATCCGTATACAACGATAAAATAGAGTGCTGTCATTGTTTTCTATCCTTTAGAATACTTTCCATTGTGTCTGTTGCTGTGGTTGTGAAGAAGCGTGGAGCAAAAGCATGAACTACAAGTGCAGGCACTAATAGCTGAAGTTTTACAGCTACTTTTAGTGCCTTAATCATATGTTCAGGTGCAGATTCTCCTACTGTTTCTAAATGTGCTTTACATTGATTACTAAACATTATATTCTCCTATGGACATTTAAAGTTTTTACATCCGCTTACATTTTGAGGATCATATACACTTCCGTCATATTGTGACCCTGTTTTGTTTTTGCCTGTTTCTACGCCAAAGTTACAACTTGCTACTGCAAGAAAAAAGGCTAATGATCCCCACACGGTAATTTTTGTCCAACGCATAAACCCTGCAAAGGAACGTTCAGCTTCTGCTTGTGCTTCTGGTCTTGGATCTGTCATGTTCTGTTTCCTCGCAGAGCAAAATACATTCCGCCTACCCAAAGTAGTACATGAAGATTGTCATACCATAAGACGTCCCAGAAACTTTCAGGTTCGCCTGTCCATATAACACCTGTCATAATACTTGCAATAGTAATGCCACTAAAACGTGTGATGATATCACCAAACTCTTTTGTTCGTTTGATATAGTCTGCTAAACCGCCAATTAATAATCCTCCAGCGGCTCCAAGTTCTCCTATTACAACAAAGGACCACACCAGTAGGGTTAATTCTACTGGCGAGTCTTCAATGTTGATTGGCCACTTGTTCAAACCTTGCTGTAGGAATATAACAATTAATGGAATACGTAGTAGCCAATGAGTCATACAAAACTCAGGTATTTTATTAACCAAACTTTTCATTCCAAATGATCCTCAGCACCATATGCTTCTTGCCAATACTCATGTGTTTGATATGCTGCCGTAACATAGCCTGCCGCAAACGCAAATAGAACCAATGCTGTAATCTTAAGATTCTTTTTCAGTCCGCCTTTGCCTTTGCTGCGTTTGTATGCTCGCCACATCCACCAAAAGCCGCCAATGGTAAGCACTGTGCTGAGTGCAATAATCCAAGGGTTGCTTGCTAGTTGTGCTCCTGTTGCACCAAATATAAGCAATAGAAGTCCGTTAATGTAACATGCTGGACACATTATAGATCAGCCAATAACTCTTTTAGTTTCTTCTTTGATTTGCCACGTACTTTTGCACCTTTAATTGCATCAACACCTTCTTGTGTCAACTCACCTACAACAACAATAGCAATCATGCCCATGCTTTTGTGTGGAGTACACTGATACAAGTATACACCTGGTGTATCAAATGTGATTGTAACTTCTTTTGACAGTTTTGATTTCTTAGGTGCGTCCCATCCATCTGGACCAGCAATGAATTCTACATTGTGACCTTTTGATGTTGGTAGCCATGTGATTGAATCTCCTACTTCGATAGTTGAGATATCTTCACTATAAACCATCTTAGCGCCGTCATCACGCTTGTTCAGCATGTCAACGGATATGTCAGCTGCAAATGCAGGTGCTGCTAAAAACAGAGCAGCGGCTGTGACTAGATTTCGCATATTGTTTTCCTTTGTCTGTAAATATGTGTGTAATATATATAGCATGACTTAACCTGTTTGTCAAGTCATGCTGAGTGTGTAATATTGTAGCAGTTACAATATTATGATGTTGGATACATGTTATGTTTGTATTCTGAAATACGCTGTGCTTCTTTAAACATACCTTTGCTACGCAATTCACGAATTGCCATGCAGTATGAACGATATTCCATTGCTTTCAAAAATCTCTTAAACATCTTTATCTCCTAGCATCAATGCTTTGGCTTCTTTGTGAAAGCCTTGGCGTGATAGTTCAGCTGCTGCTCTTGCTCTGCCTGCTGATTCTCCAAATGCCCAAACACCCATTGCAAATGCAACTAGATATTTGCTAAGTGTTTTGATAAACTTTGGTGTTGATACGGGTGTTTCGCCTACTGCTTCCATTATACCCAACCTCTCAAGTTACGGTTGATTTCTACAAGTTCACCGTATGCTGATTTTGGATATGACTGGTGTGCTATAAACTTGATATCGCCTCGTGAAAGACCAATGTCGTTTAGTTCATGGGTTGTAAGTCTTGAAAGCTCATTGATAGTGTGTTTGATGTTTCTGCGTCTTTTGATTTCGGCACCTAGTCTTTTGAAAAAGTTAGCGATGCCGTGAAGTCCAACTGTTTCGAATGTGTTTGCTACTAAAGTAGTCATGTTATTTTCCTTTGTATATATGTGTGTGTGATTTCTAAGGTTCGTCACGTACCCCGGTCTCTTCCGGCGTCACCTTTGTATGGCATAGGACATGCCCTTCATCATTTTTATAGAGCTGAAGACGCTCTAGTAGTTTGAAATAGGACAGTCTGACTGCCCTATCTCGCTTTTATTTATAGTAATGTAACACTGTTATGCACGAAAATCAACCGTTTTAGTCAACATCTATGTGCATTGCCGTTATGCGTTAACCGCAACTCTACACTATGTTTCGACGATCGATAGGATCACCACGTAGCATACATTCCATTACGTATGCTCTATCATGTTCTTGAAACTCTGTCTTAACATAGTTTTCAAGATTTCTCATTCTCATGTCTCTTGGTAGTCTGACCGCAGTCATTACACTACCAAGCAAGTTTGCTATAGTTGTCATTGTTTTCTCCAATATGTAATGCTGTCTTATATGGCGGACGCCCGTTGTCTTTTCAACGTGTCAGGTCGAAGGTGTGAATCACTTCTCTTTTCTGGCCGTTTTATTTATCTATAGGTTGACAAATGATAATTAAAATTGTAACATATAATAGTTACATTTGTGAGCGACGGGGTAAAGCCGTCAAGCAAAGGAGAAAGAAATGGACGCACTCACCTTATGGAGCCTACTTGGCTTCTTATTAGCTGCCTATGCAGTTATAGCAAACGATTCAGTACAGACTCTCGGTACATGGATGGCATCAAACAATGAGAGATTCAACTATAAAGTATTATGGGCAGCAGCAAGTGCAGTATTACTTGCAACACTATGGTATGGTTGGAGTGTAAATGGTGGAGACATCAGTTACGGCAGATTAAACAAAATCCCATGGCAAGAGGTACAATGGTATCACGCAGCCGCACCTGCTATTCTTGTAGCACTTACAAGGATGGGCGTACCAGTTAGCACAAGTTTCTTAGTGCTGTCAGTATTTGCTAGTACCTTTGTACTAGAGAAGATGCTTATGAAATCAATCATGGGCTATGGTGTTGCAGCCGCATTTGCATATGCAGTATGGTTTGCAATACACAAGTACTTCGGTAGATGGTATGATGAAACTGAAAAGGTTGCTGAAAAGAACAAGAAGTTTTGGCGTGTAGCACAATGGGTAGCAACAGGCGGCTTGTGGTGGACTTGGTTGTCACATGACATGGCAAACATTGCAGTGTTCCTTCCACGTGAAGTTCCGCTGGACCTAATGTTCCTAGTCAGCGCAGTGTTCGTAGGCGGCTTGTTCTTTATGTTTAGAGAACGAGGCGGCAAGATACAACAGATTGTACTAGAGAAACACAACACAAGATATGTGCGTAGTGCAACGTTGATTGACTTGTTCTACTGGCTATGCTTATACTTCTTTAAAGAGCTCAACGATATTCCAATGTCAACAACATGGGTGTTCGTAGGCTTGTTAGCAGGACGTGAGTTGGCTATGGCAACCTACTTTGGCAAGAAGAAAACCAAATCAGTGTTTCCACTAGTGGCAAAAGACTTTGGTAAGATGATGGTAGGACTAGGCGCAAGTGTCGCACTTGTTCTAATGATCCATTATATTATTGTACCAAACGGACTATAATATTTGGAAAGGCTGTGTTTTATAATGCAGCCTTTTCTCTTGACTAAATTATCAACGATGCTATAATTACAGTATGAAGATAGGAATAGCAGGTTACGGATTTGTAGGTAAAGCACACGAAGGTGCTTTGAAAGATTATCATGACTTAATTATATATGATCCTGCACTTGGACACTACGGTGATCTAAGACATGCAGATGCAATTATTGTTTGTGTTAGTACGCCTCAAGGTTCACACGGCGGATGTCATATGGATAATGTGTATGATGTTGTCAACAACAATTCTAATGTACCAATATTAATAAAAAGTACAATTAGTATCGAAGGATGGGACATGTTGAAACATGTATTTCCTTTTACAAGTATAACATTTTCTCCGGAGTTCTTAAGAGCAGCATCAGCACTAGAAGACTTTCAAAACACCGACACAATATTATTAGGCGGTGGTAACACAGGCTTTTGGGCTGATATCTTTATTACAGCAATGGGTAAAATTAATGTTAACATAGCAAATCCAAAAGAACTTATTGTAACAAAGTATGCTCGCAATAGTTTCTTGGCACTCAAGGTTGCATACTTCAATCAAATAAATGACCTGTGTAAGGATGCAGGTGTTGACTATGAGCAAGTAAGAATGTATACTACACTAGACAATAGGATAGGTGAAAGCCATACTACAATAACAGATGAACGTGGGTTTGGCGGACATTGCTTTCCTAAAGACACAGGTGCATTTATTGTGTCAGGAAAAAAGTACGGCGAACATCTATCAATATTAGAAGAAGCAATAAAATATAACCATCGGGTCAGAAAGGATGACACTTGAAAATGAAGATTATCACAGGAAACGCTAATCCTAAATTAGCAAACGAGATTGCTGAACATTGTTTTAGCGACCTTGTTCCAGCCAAAGTCACTACCTTTGCAGATGGTGAAACAAGCGTAGAGTTCCAAGAAAATATACGAGGAGAAGATGTTTTTATTATCCAAAGCACAGCAACTCCTGTTAATGATAGTCTTATGGAATTAATGATTATGATTGATGCTGCCAAGCGCAGCAGTGCAAAACGTATAACCGCAGTAATACCTTATTTTGGATATGCACGACAAGATCGTAAAAGTGCAAGTCGTACTCCTATCACAGCAAAACTTGTTGCAAATTTAATTACAACATCAGGTGCTGATAGAATACTTACTATGGATTTACATGCCGGACAGATACAAGGTTTCTTTGACATCCCTGTGGATGATTTAACAAGCCGTGTAGTCTTTGCTAAAGACATCAAACGTAATGTAGGTACAGATGATGGCACTGTGTTTGTATCACCTGATGCAGGCGGTGCTGTTAGAGCCCGTAAGTTTGCAGACATGTTTGGTGGTGACATTGCTATTGTAGACAAACGTAGGCCTGAAGCAGGCAAGAGTGAAGTAATGGCCCTAATTGGTGATGTTAAAGGAAAACATGCTATCCTGGTAGATGACATTGTTGACTCAGGCGGAACACTCTGTAGTGCAGCCAAAGCAATTATGGACGCAGGTGCATTGTCAGTTCGTGCATACATTACACACGGTGTATTGTCAGGAGAAGCATGTCAAAAAGTTGAGAAGAGTGTGCTAGAAGAACTAGTAATCACTGACAGCATTGCAGATCGTTGTCCTAGGAACTGCAAAAAGACACGACAGGTTAGTGTCGCGCCTTTGTTTGGTGAAGCGATACGCAGAGTAACTAACGAAGAGTCAGTGAGTAGTTTGTTTGTATGAACAAGATACCTATGAAAGGCGGAGATGAATACGATGGCTTAACCAAAGCACGTAAGTTCTATTCCTGGAGTAAAGGACAACTCAAAAAGATTAAACGAGGTTATAATAAACGACTTCGTAAAACAGGAAAGAACTTAAATGAGGATTCTTAGTCTAGTTTACTAATGTGTTTGATATACTCGACCATCGAATGATCGCCAAAGCTATCTATCTTACCTTTCTTTAGACCCATCCATATACCACGCCATCTATCTTTGATCATTTGCCATCCAGTAGGTTTTCTATACTTACCATAGGCATTAAGATAATGCTGGGTACCATGATGAATGTAGCCCATAAGAGCAAGAGGAACAGTCGTTACAATATCATTATTGTTCTTCCAACGATGATGTACAACATTCAGACTATTGCAATACTTTTTCCAACCTACACGTGGTGAACCAAATGTATACAACTCAACTGGATCGTTTAATTCTATATCGTGCATACAACGGCTTGCCATAATAGTTGCCATTGCCGCACCCAAGCTATGTCCGCAGAACCATAATGTTTTACCTAAGTTTGCTTTACGGGCAATGTCTTCAGATATCATTGGCCATAGTTCGTCAACTTCTGCTTTGAATCCTCTGTGTACTCTACTAACAGTTTCTGCCATTACTGGCATTGCCTTTAGGTCTGCACTTATATCATTGAACTCAGTTGGCTGTGTTCCGCGACATGCAATTACTAAATCGTGTTTGTTCATAAAACGATATGCTTGAGCACCGTCTCTTTCATAAAATTCTGTTGTTGTAAATCCTAATTTTTTTGCTTGCTTTGTAGCATCTTTGATGTTACTATATGCTATACTAGCCAAATTTGCAAATAATAAGGATCGTTCTTTGAAATTCATTTTTTCTATTGACATAAGTGCCCTCCCCTTTACTAAACTATTTATAAACACGCAACGCTAAATACAATATGGAGTTGTAATACAATGAAAAAACAAACACGAAGTATTTTGCAAGAGTTAAGCAACTTAGGTTCTAATGATAATGATTTTTTAATTGAGTCTAGTGCAAACAATATAATAGAAAGTGCTATTAATCTTATGAATAGGATTAATAGAAACTATGATCCTGTGACAGCTAGTGAACTTGAACGTAGATTTATTAACTCCATCAAGTCAGGCGATCCACGTAAATTTAAACGCGGTATCAGTAAAGTTATTGAGAGCAAAAAATGATTTTAAAAGAAGGCGGCAACGTATTTAAAACTGAACCTGACAAGAAACTTATTGCATCAAGAATCGCAACAGTTGATGTAAAGCCTACTATTGATTGGCTTAATTCTACATTTGGATTTAAGTTTACTCCAAAGGAATTTTTAGGAACTACTGGTACAAAAACACATCCAGACGGAACATTCGAAAAGAACTCATCTGGTGACCTAGATCTTAATACTGATACTAGAGAGTTACCTAAGGAAGAAATAATTGCAAAACTTAGTGCGTGGTGTCAAAAGCAAGGCATCCCTGATTTAGAGATTATGAACAAGGGCAGAACATTTGAAGCAGGTTGGGTAAAAGATGCTGGGTTGCAGGTACACTTCCGCACACCTATAAAGGGTGATCCTAAAAACGGTTTTGTTCAAACAGATTTTATGCTTACAGACAATCCAGATTTACAACGTGGAGCCAAGCGTGGTGGCAGTGAAAACTTTACTGGTGCTGATAGAGCTGTACTACTTTCTAGTCTTGCTAGAGGTAGAGGATATAAGTTTAGTCCAACCAAAGGTATAGTTGATCCTAACAATGGCGATGCAGTAGTTGCCAACAACTGGGACGAGATTGCTGAGATACTATTAGGCAAAGGTGCTAAAGAACCAGACACCCATAGTGTTGAAAGTATGCTTGCAAAACTAAAAGGCGATCCTAACTACGATACACTAGTTGGTCCATTTAGAGATAATATGGAAAAGGTAGGCAAAACATTACCTGAAGCAGTAGTTGAAACACTTGCTGACAAACATTTAAGTAGGCTAAAGGAATTATTACCGTGAGGTTTAGAGAGTTTAGATTATTTGAATCAAAAGAAATATTAACTGAAGGTGCTCGCATCGACCATGCAGAAGACATTGTTTTCTGGGAAGGTAGTAGAGGAGCTCTTCGTGCATTGGCTGCATTAGAAAGCCTTGAGCAAGGAGGACACAAAGATGTCACACTCAAATGGGACGGCTCCCCCGCAATCATATTTGGTCGCGATGAAACCGGAGAGTTTATACTTACAGACAAATCTGGATTCACAGCAAAAGGGTACGATGGCAAGCCAAAAAGCGGGAAGGACCTTGCGAACATGCTCGGCGCCCGAAAGACCCGTAAAGGGCAGGAGATTGACAGTAAACAAGCGGCCTTCATGAGTAATATGGAAAGCATATTTGATTATTATGAAAAGGCAACGCCTGCTACATTTAGAGGTTTCTTCAAAGGAGACCTGTTATACTATCAAAGACCGCAACTAAAAAATGATAAGTTCATGTTTACTCCTAACATAGTTTCATACTTTGTAGATTCTAAAAGCGAACTTGGAATGAAAATAGGATTAAGCACAACTGGTGTTGTAGTGCATCGCTACATAGACTTAAACGGAAACGAATCACAAGTAACACAAGAGCAACTAGATGTTATGCAAGGAAGAGATGTCCTTGTTGTGCCGCCTGTGTATACACAAAAGCCTGTCGCAGTTGATAATAAAAACATTGCACAACTAGAAACAATGGTTAAACAACACGCAGGCAAAATAGATGAATTATTAAATAAAGATGAACTTCGCCAAAAGCAGTTGACAAACCTATCGGATATACTGTATACTTATGTTAATAAGAAAGTAGACAGTTCACTAGCTAATCTAGGTGCAGACTTTTCGCAATGGATTACAACAACGAAGCTAAGTAAAAAGAAGCAGGACAATGTCCTTTCACACATCGCAGAACATCCTATTGCGTTTGACAGTTTATGGAAAGTAGTAAGTGGTATCATTAAAATTAAAGATGCTATTATTAATCAACTTGACTCGCATGAGGCAGAAGTAACACAAAAGATAGGTACACAGAGCGGTGGCGAAGGCTACGTAATGAAACATAAGAATGGGGATATCAAACTAGTACCCCGTGAAGTATTCAGTAAAGCAAACAGAGCAAAACAACGCTAAGGAGAAGCAAATGAGAGCTAAAGAATTTATCAAAGAAGCAGACATTCCACAGAACTTTGATCTTACGCCAGAGCAGCGTAAGGCAGCACAAATGGGTTGGACTTTAAAAGACAGGGCAGCAAAAGTAAACGACGACAGATTGTCTGTTGCTATGGCACGAGTAGGTGACGAACTTACAGACTGGAAGAAAGGTGCCTATGGTGCTAAGACTCTTGAAGAACTGGCAAAGAAGTCAATGGTTCCACTAGAGTTGGTGAAAAAACTTATTAAGTTTGCATCAGAGCAAAAAAGTACAATGCCTGACAAATCAACTGTACAGCCAGATAAAGATGACGACAGTGAATTTGCTGCACCAAGCGACCGCGATGTTGATCGTGATGCAAAAGATTTTGCAAGAGGATAATATCTTTGGAACGTTATACTGCATCACAGTGGGCAGAGATAGAAGGCGGACATGAAGTAACTCCTGAGAAGGAAGAAGGCTTTTCTTTCTTAAAGGAACTGCAAGAAGGTCGTATGACTAGAGATGCAAACGATGCCCGTAAACTTACCTATACAGATTGTAAACGTAATTTGTATCTGACTATGATGTGTTTGGAACTTCTAAGGCAATTTCCTACATATGCTGAAAATGCAATGCAATATGCAAGACGTAGTTCAGGGTATAGACAATACAGTAAGTTTCGTCCTGCTTCTACTGATATGTATAACTTTATGTATTTTGTAAATGGCGATGAAGCAGCAATTAGTGCGTTAAAAGATCCACAGGCAGCAGCCCGTGAACGTGCTAGTACAAATGTTCCTACTCGTCAAATACATTATTACATTAAAACATTAGGTGCTGGTCAACCTCCTAGCAATGTTATGCAAACATTCACTGCTATGGAAAGAGCATTTAATATAACTGATTCTAGTTACAAAGCAACACGTAGACGCATTGTAAACTTTGCAGAATTAAATGGTATGGATAAAAAAGTAGCAGTTACAACGCTTCTCTTAGCTGCTCGTACTCATTTAAGAGCAAGTGATATTATAGATGATCTTAGCAAAGCGGTTGCAAAGTATAACTTAGAAACAACAACAGTACGTGATAATAATCCTACTGTTAGTGATCCTGATATCGGCTTTGACGATAGAGACTTATTGCTGTATAGATATATTGTAGGTAATAAGAATCTAGCGCAAACAAGATTGTTCTTAAAGAAAGCACAGAACGGTGAAAGTGTTCCTAGTACAGCAGTAAAAGCATATCAGCCTGCTGTAAAAATGCTTAACGATATAGTTCAAGCAGGGCCTGGATTTGTACAACAATTAAGATTATTGCACAGCAGATCTAAGAAATATACAAAGAAGTAATTTTTTCCATCGTTTTATGCTAATATCAAGCGTTTTTCTATTATAGAACTAAATACAAAGTAAGAAACTCCACAGAGTGTGGAGAGACCATTTAAGATATAGGAGAAATAAAATGGCTGGAATCGGATTCGGAACTAACTACGATGTTAAACTAGGCAACGGACTAGGTGCAAACACACAAATCGTAAAATTTGCAAAAACTGACATCACACAAGCAGAGCTAGATACTGCTGCTCAAGAGCTAATGCTAACACACACAATCGCAGGTGTAGGTACAGCAGACGGCTCAGCATTTGCAACAGGAACAACTGACGTAGTATATTTTGCTGTGCAAGGACCAGTATTAGCTGCTGACGCATCAAACGCACTAGGCGTAACAGGTGCTGCTACAACTATCGAAGCAACATTTAACGCTGCAAAGTAATTAGTTTACTAATTAATAGAAGAAGGAGCCACTTTTACAGTGGCTCTTTTTTTATGGCCGTAAATACTGCATGGATAGTTTTACCATTTACACCCTTGTGGACGTTACAGAAACCAATGCTCGCAGGGGCGAAAGCACACTTGCTCATAATCAACAGGCTAACTTTATGAGTGTTTACCAAACTATAGGACTTAGATCTAATCCTACAAATTTTAAAGTAGAAAAGATTAAAGATAATAAAAAGTTTGGTTCAACTTTTAAAAACGTAAATCATTATTGGAAAATGACTTTTGATATTGAACAATCAGATAGCCTTACACTTGAAATGTTATTAGATGACTTTGAACTTGTTCCTTTTATAAGTGGACTAGAAGAGTGTGTGACATTTAAAGAATGTATCTTTTTTACAAAACATAAAGGAAAAACTAACATTATATTCGAGAAGAATGATAAATAGTTATACAAGGCAAAACCATAGGCATTTAGGGCAACTACGAGTTTACTAAACGGAGAATTAAATGGCAACTGCCTTAGAACGAGAAAATCTCGAAGCACATGTAGATCTATGCGAACAACGCTATATAGCGTTGGAAGGTCGTATCGTTAAAGTTGAAGAAAAACTAGACGGCATTGCTGAACAAATGGCATCAGGCCAACAAAGCCTCGTTAAAGTTATTATTGGTGCAGCTGGCACAATAGTAGCAGGATTATTATCCACTATCATCGTTATACTGATGAACCTTTCCTAAAAAATATAAATACTGTATGTTGTTAAGAGAACTAATAACTGAAAGACAAGTCTGGGCACGTTCTGGAAAGAAAGTGGTACGCAAGTATCGCTGTAGTTCGGGCAGTCGAAAGGGAAGAACTGTTGCTAGTGCAGCACAATGTTTCAAAGCACCAGACCCAAAAAAGAGAGCAATATTTAAAAGAACAAAAGCAAGACTAGGATCTAGAATTGCTAGAAAAGCCAAGAGAACAAAGCGTATCAATGTAGCAAGTAAGAGAGTACAGGCATTGAATAAAGCAGGGCGTAAGAGATGAACTTAGGTGAGATAATAAGAGAATCTGTCACACAAATTTGGAGTCGTAAAGGCGGCAAGAGTGTTCGTAAGTATCGTTGCACAAGTGGAACGAGAAAAGGACGTATTGTCGCAAATCCAAGTACGTGTACAAAACCTAAGAACTTAAAAAAAGCAGCAAGTCTTAAAAGAACAAAAGCCATGAAAGGCAGTAGTTTAAAGATCAAATCTGCAAGAACAAAAAGAGCCAACCCGGCAGCTAAAAAGTTGCGCAGGGTAAACCTAAAACCAAGGAAGATGTAGCATGAAGATTATTGAATTATTAGCAGAGCAAAATATGCAACTGCAAGTTTTGGACGATAACGATGACGAAACAACACTTCAAGATCCTGCTACAAAAATAAAAACCGTAGTCCCCAAAGACCCTAAAAAACCTGGGATGATTTCAAAAGACCAAACCGGTAAGTTAAGTTTGAATACTAAAACTACAGGACCAGTTGACAGAGGAATCAAACCAGGAGATGTGGTACAGGTACAGAGATGAAGTATGGTGATCTCACAGTTAGAACTATTCTAACAAATGAAGAAGCAGAGGTGTTGGATAAAACATTCGGCGCAAAGCCTATGCACATCTTTACAGAACGTGAGCAAACCATAATTCAAAACCTCATACGCAAGGACATGGTAACTAAAGTAACACATAAAGGTGTATGTATGGTTGTAGGTTATGGACAGTCAAAAGATCAAGAAAGAGTTTGAAGAAATAATACTATCTGGATTGGCAAAGACACCTTTGCCATATGTTCAGCACGACAGTATTAGAATAGGTAAAGTAGTTATTACTCCGAAGTCTGATGGCTATAGTGTTTATAATCTTACTACCAAACAACGATTAGGAAAAACTCTTAGCAAACGCGGCGCTCTTGCTCTAGCAAAAGTTTGCAGCAGCCGATGTACTTCTGAACAAGTCCAGAGTATACTAGACTTAGACAGAGGATATAATAAGTACGAAGCGGACTGTGTATTTTATTTGCACACTATCCGTAAAACAAAAGATGATTTTAAAAGAGAAATGACAGAGATGCGTTACCATGATGCAACGGATCGACGTGATACCTATGCTGAAAAAATAAATAAATTTATCTTCTCGTGATAAATACAAAGTAACAATGCGGAGCGCATATAGGGAAAGAAACCATGATTATTAGTGAAATTGCAAAAAAAATTACTGCTGATATGCTAAATGAAAACTTAGCTAAGAAATTCGGCCAGCGTATTAACTTAGAACAGTTTACGTTAGAGCAACTACAAGATGCTCGTAATAAAATTAGAACAACACTTAGTCAAGTTGAGACAAACGAAAGTTTCAATGCTGTAGCTAACGAAAACTATCAAAAGTCTAAGATGTACCTAGATGTGCTTAACCAAGCAATTAAAGAGCGTCAGTCAATCGAAGAAAAGAAAAAGCCAGATACAAATAAGAATGGTATTCCTGATTATGCAGAAGACGGCAAAGGTCCAAACGATCTTGCTAAAGGCAAAAAAGGTAGCAAGCCTAAAAAAGGCGAAGTACCTCCACAGTTTAAAAAGAAGAACGAAAGTATTGTTAAAGAAGGTGCTGAAGATAGTGCTGAACTAGTAATGGCTGCAAAAGATATGGTTGACCGTGTTACAGGTTGGATGGAAGATACAGCAGAGATGCAAACAGAATCAATGTTAGAACTAGCAGACGCAATCCGTGATGAAATGGGTAGCGAAGCAAGTGAAGCATTTGTTAATACTGTTAAGCCAGGACTAGAAGCAATGTACACTGCAATGGAAGGCACACGTCAATCATTAACAGCGGGTGTTGGACAGCTTACAGGCGAAGGCGAGCCTATGGATACAATGGGTGGTGACGACATGGACATGGATATGGACATGGAACCAACAACAGATATGGATGCAGATGATGCAGGCATGGATGACATTGACATGGCAGCAGCAGATGATGCAGGTGACGACTTTGGAGCAGACGCAGCAGCAACAGGCGGCGAAGAAGAAGCAGGCAGAGCAAAACGTGAAAGTGTACAACGTTCACGTAAGCTAGGTAAAATACTTGCTAAAGAGTCAAAAAAAAAATAATTGAAACCTTAGATACTTCTAAGTTACTACAAGTTCTACTCACAAAAGCTAAAGACGAAGAGTCAGTTAAGATCACATTTGATGATCTTAACGCCATCATGATGCGCATGGGTAACCAACAGTTTGACTATGATGTTTTTAAAGCAGCATATGATATGGATGATAGAGTGCAAGGTATAACAAAGAACTTTGACAAAGATATGATCGAACTTGTAAGCAATAACGATTTTGAAGCACCACAAGGGGGAGCAGATCCCGAAGCAGATGTTAGTAATATGGCAAAACGTGCTACTGATGTAGGTGCAAAACTTTAACTTGACAACTAAAAGATTTCATGTTAATATAATTTAACAGTGGAGATCTTATGAGTTTAATTACAAAAGTTTATGAATATAAAGAAATTAAGCGTAAGTCAGTAGATGGCAAGCGCAAGTATCTAACACCTGACGGCAATGCTGTTGCTAGTGTTACAACTATACTAGATAATACAAAAGATAAAACTCACCTTATCGCCTGGCGTAAACGTGTAGGTGAAAAGAAAGCACAAGAAATTACAACTGAAGCAGCAGGTGTAGGAACACGTATGCACAAGTACTTAGAAGATTATGTCGACTATGGTACGTGGGCAGAACCTGGAAGTAATCCTTATGCTAAACAAGCACACATGATGGCTACACAGGTAAGAGAACATGCTATGGTTCACGTGGATGAAATATGGGGTAGCGAAGTTGCATTATATGTTCCACAGATGTATGCCGGCACAACTGACCTTGTAGGCAAATACAAAGGTAATCCCTGCATAATGGATTTTAAACAAACCAACAAGCCAAAGAAATTAGAATGGGTTGAAGATTACTTCCTACAGCTTACAGCATATGCAATTGCACATAATGAAGTTTATGGTACTGATATCCGTGAAGGACATATTTTTATGTGCAGTCGTGCAGGAGAGTATCAACAGTTTGATCTATGGCCACACGAGTTTGAAGAATGGGAACAAGAATGGTGGAAAAGAGTCTATGCATATTATGAGAAGCATGGATGATTAATTTACAATTATATTTTCCTACAGTGATAGGAAATAGTTATCAACATGAACTAAGGAACGAGTTACTGCCTATCGTTAAGGACATACTCTCAAATGACGATAACATAACAAATGAATGGGGTTATAAAAATACCTATAACGGACATGAAGGTTTAGAAAAGTTATCTTCAATGCAGCCTTTTAATGATTTTATTAAAGAAGCAGGTAGTAATTATCTGCAACAGTTGGGCTACGCTGATATTGAAATAAATCCTGTAATCTTTGCAAGTGAAATGCACAAAGGAGATAGCCATGATAGGCACTGTCATCCAGGTGCATTGTTGTCAGGAGTGTTTTATTTAGATTGTCCTATAGGTTCAAGTGACATTAATTTTTACGATCCTCGATCTTTCCGTGATGTTAGAGCATTAGAGCGTGTTGACACTAATATATTCACTAGCGACTCTGCAATCTATACTCCAGAAAATGGTTTGTTTTTAATATGGGAGTCTTGGATACATCACCAAGTTTCTGTAAACAATAGCGACACTGGAAGAATTACATTAGTGTTCAACGCATAAATATGTTATAGGAGATCGAAATGGCTGTAGTTCAAATATCACGTATACAAGTTCGTAGAGGACAAAAGAATCAAGGCACTGGCATACCTCAACTAGCAAGTGGAGAACTTGGTTGGGCAGTAGATAGCCAAGAGCTTTATATAGGTAACGGAAGTGTAAGTGAAGGTTCACCTGCTGTAGGTAATACAAAAATACTAACGCAAAATGAAAATATATTTGATTTTGCCAATGACTATGAATACAAAACACTTGATCCAACTATCACAACAGGCAAAGATAGTAACAGCCCTGTTCAAAGAACACTACAAAGTAAAATGGATGACTGGGTGAACGCAGAAGACTTTGGTGTTATACCGGGTGTAAACTGTACACGTGAGTTACAAAATGCTTTATTACAATTATATCCTAGTGACATACAGAATACTTCAACAGCAAAACGTGTAAACCTGTTTATAAAGCCAGGAGTGTATTCACTTTCAAGCACAATTTACATTCCTAGTAATGTAACACTTATTGGTGCAGGTAAAGAAAATACAAAGTTTGAATCAACTGCTAATGTTGCTTTTCAAATAATTAACTCATATGATGTCAACAATGGCGGCGCACAAGTTTCAATTGATTGGGCATTGACTGCACAAGCAGCTACCTATACCAGTGTAACAGGTGCAGGACTACCTACTACAACTGCAAGCAATCGTCCACGTAATATCAACTTACAAGGCTTTACTTTAAAATCAATGATAAATGATTGTGTTTTGATACAGATGGATGCACCAATGTTTTGTAAAATTTATGACGTTGCTCTAGAAGGTATTTGGGCAATGAACGATCCATTATATGCTTCAAAGGCAGCAGTCGTTATCACAGCAGAAAACAATACTGATACAACAAACTTATCATTTACTGAAGTAGACTTTAAAAATACCAACGTAGGTATTTTGTCTAATTATGATGCACATAAAATACATTGCTCAGGTTGTAAGTTTAGCACACATAGCAGAGCAATTATATTTGGACAGACAATCACTAACGTAGCTGGTAGTACAAATGGTCCACAAGATGCACTAATTGAACACAGTCATTTTGAAAACACTAACTTAGAAGCAATCCTAGTTGACAAAGGTAGCAACAATAGAAGTAAGGAAAATACTTTTGTGACCTGCGGTAACAATGGGGGCAATGAACTTAACCAAGCACATCCTGTTATTAAGTTTACAACACCTAGCAATGAAAGCTCCCTAGATTGGTTTGGTAGAACAGACAGTGCAGGTGATACAACATCGTTCCTTAGTATTGATTATATACCTGAAGTAAGTGGCCCTGGTCGTCATACACAAAGGCGTAACACACATAAGTTTATGATTGAAAATCTATCATCAACAACTAAGGTAGACTTTATAAGATTACCAGGTGATGCTAATCGCACAGCAATTATTGATTATGATTATAGTTCACAAGCAGAAGATGCAAGACGCAACGGACGCTTGGTTGTAACTTACGATGCAGTTGATAATAGCATTTATTTAGAAGACGATCATCACATTGTCGGAGCAAGTGCTTTAGATGGTGTAACTAGTTTACCAAAACTCAGATTCTTTACACGATATGATGCTAATATTAATACAGTAATAATAACATATCAGAATCAACTAGACGAAAGAGTAGGATCAACCTACGATGGTGCAAACTTTAACTTTAAACTAACTTATGTGAATTAATGTTCAATCAAAAATACGAAGATAGGTTACAGATGTGGTCTGTCTTTAGACAATCATTGGAAACAAGTGTAGATCCATTACAAGATGTAGTAGCTAATTATGGACAGGCTCCTACAGTTAGTATCCATACGGATGCTTACAACAAAGACACATGGCCTACACCTTGGGAGTTAATTCAAGAGAACCAGTACTGCGAGTTCTGTATCGTACTAGGTCAATGTTATTCTTTACAGTTAACCGAACGCTTTAAAGGGGTTGACTTTGAGATACATATCAGTGTAGATAAGGAAAAAGCAAAAGATTTTTATCTACTTCACACGCAAGAAAGGGTAATAGGATATGACAAGTATAAGCACGTTTGTAAGAACGAATTACCCAAAACAATCGAAACTCAGATTAAATATCCTATGCCCAAAATCCAATAAATATCAGATACAATAACAAAGAGAAAGAGGAGTGTCAATATGGCCAACGGTATCCATATCATTAAACGAAATGGCAACAAAGAATTATTAAACATCGACAAGATACATTTCGTTGTTGAAGAAGCATGTAACGGACTAGCAGGCGTGAGCAGCAGTCAAATTGAAATGAATGCTAACCTACAATTTTATGATGGTATGAGTACAGGCGAGATCCAAGAAGTGCTAGTACGCAGCGCAAATGATCTTATTTCATTAGACGCTCCGAATTATCAATATGCTGCTGCACGTTTATTAAGCTACGGTCTATATAAAGAAGTGTTTGGTCAATACGAACACATTTCTTTAGGTGATATGATTCATAAAAATATTGAGCGCGGACTGTATGATACTACTATACTAGATTCCTATACGCAAGATGAAATTGCAACACTTGATGGTTACATTAGACACAAGCGTGATGAAAACTTTACCTATGCAGGATTACGCCAAGTAGTTGACAAATATCTTGTACAGGATCGTTCTACAAATGAGATATTCGAAACTCCTCAGTTCATGTATATGCTGATCGCGGCAACATTATTTGCACAGTATCCAAAAGAAGATAGATTATATTATGTAAGGAGATACTACGATGCTACATCACTTTTCAAAATCAATATCCCAACCCCAGTCATGGCGGGGGTGCGCACTCCAGTCAGACAGTTTGCCTCCTGTGTCCTCGTTGATTCGAATGACACGCTTGATTCCATTTTTGCCAGTGATATGTCTATTGGACGTTACACAGCGCAGAGAGCTGGCATCGGCATTAACGCAGGGCGCATCAGAGGAGTTAATTCAAAAATTCGAGGAGGCGAAGT